ATTATTTGAATGTGGATTAAATGACAAGAAAGAATTTCAGGTTACCTTTGATATGGAATTAAGATCATTTATGCCAGTGTTTGAAAGCGGTATTCTTTTACCAGAAATAGACTATATAACACAAGAAGCTATTAGGCTTAATCCTGATGCTGTTGGTGTAGGTCAATTAAGATGTGATGATAATGGCAATATGGGAATTTATTTTGGTGGAGTATTCCAAACCTTTAAATTCACGGATACTGATTTAAAAGTTGCTCCGTTTGAAAGCCTATTAAGTAATCAAGGATATAACACTATAACAAATAAGGAAGTAGGCGGTCCTTATGATGAAAGGGAGATAGATTCTTCTCCATCACCTACAGAAACAGATGCTAGTAAGGTTTATAGAAATGCTAACGGTGACGAAGGATAATTAACTCTAAGATCTTAGAATATATAAAACAAATCAAATTCTATAATATGGAAAAAGTTATTAAAGAAGGTCAAACTCAAGTTTACGTTGATGGTTCAATTGAGAAACAAGCTGGCGTAAATACTGATGCACCTTACCTTAATGCACCTAACCAACAATTAATTGATATTGTTGGTGTTTTATTTAACCAGAGTGGTAAAACAAAACTAGATGGTAAAAATGGTAAGGTTATTGAAAGTGGTCCAATGACAGACTCACAAGTACTTGCAATTCTTGTAGGTATGGGTATACCTCAACAATTAGGAATGAGTGCAATTAATGCCTTCAAAGGAAATCAAATTACAGAAAATAATAATAAACAAAAAAATCATAACAAAATGAAATTTACAATTGCTGAACTGCACGAAAATGTTATGAAGAGCATTGAGGCTTTAAAGGAAATGAACTCGGATAATTCGAGAACTTCTTATACTGCTAAGAATGCCCTTAACATTTTAGAAGAATCTCTGAAGGCATTTCCTATGAGATTTAAAAACGAAGAAACTGAAGTAATCAGTGAAGAGATAGAAAACAGTGTTAATCCTATGCTTAAGTTTAGCATTGCAAAAGATCTTCATAGAAATTTAGGATCTTCACAATGGTTAAATCCAGTTAATGAGTTAAGATCTTATATTGAAGGTGCTTATACTGATTCTAAATGGTCTTTCAGAATATCTGAGGCTATTGAAAGAACAAAAACACAAAGAGGAAAATTATATGAAGGATTAGTAACTGATTTAGAAGGTTTACTTTCAGAATCTTCTGATTCTATTAAATCTAAATTTTCTGCAATTGCTGCAAAAAACCCTTGGTCATTAGATTGTAAGTCAATCATTAATGAAATGAAAGCTGAAGATAATAAAGCTACTGCAAATGGAGGAGGAATAATTTCTACAATCCTTTCACCAGTTTTAGAATCTGAAAATGGTTTAACATTCCACTTACATGGAAAGAATTATAACTTTGATGGAAAATCAATTACTGAAGCTGAAGTTAAAGATCCAAGATTCTTCGATGTATTAGAAGGTTTAGGAATGTTTAAAAATATTAATGGTACTTTAATAACTTTCGGTGAAGGTAATAATAAAACATTAGAATACAATTTATCTGAAGGTACTTTAAAATTAGGAGAAACTGATTTAAGTAATGCAAGTATTATCGAACTAAAAGAATCTTTAATGGCTCTTAACTTCTTTGGTTATAGAAATCAATGGAAAATTGATAATGTATGTAAGTTCTTTGAATCTGTTGATCTTCTTGCTGAAATGGATAATTTTACAAATATTACTTCAAATGAATTTACTAATTTGTTTTTAACTATGATTGCTGTTCAAGAAGGTATCTATGTTAATAAGGTAAATTCTGCAATGCACTTAAATGAAATGATATTAGTAGAATCTGCAACAGAAACTGTTAAATTAGTAAAAGAATTTATTAATTATGATGCTAGCCCAATTCTTTCTGAGCGATTAATTGCTGAAAATAATGAAGTTGCTAAAATAGAAAAAGAAAGATCTGATATTTCTGACAAGATATCTTTCTTGGAAGAAAAGAAGACTAAAGTTAAAGAAGCTATTGATAAGCTTGGTGAAACTGAAGAACTTACTGAAGCTATGAATTTATTAGAAGAAGAAATTTCTAAGTTTGAAAAATCTTTACAAGAAACTTATGACAGAGTTGTTTTAGGTGGAAATAAAGGCGATAAATCTAAAACTCATGACGGTGAAGATTATGAAGAAGAAGATGAGGATAAGAAAGATGAATCGGTTGATGAAGATAGAGCTGAAGATATTGAAGATGAACTTAAAAAGAAAGGTGAACCTAAAAAATTAAATGTAAAATCTTTAACAGAAAAAAAAAGTCGTAACGATTATTTAAATGACGGTTTCGTTGAAGCTGAAATTAATAAGAACGGAAATGGTCTTAGAAAAGGTCAAGAAGTTATGGTAAGTGCTGAAGACTATACTTCATTAGGTGATAATGATTCATTAGAATGTATTGATCCTAAATCTGGAAAAACTACAATTTGTCCTAAAGGTCAACTTAACGTTAAGATATAATTTTATACACACCCCAACTAAAAGGCCGGTAGTCAATAATAAACTATCGGCTTTTTTTGTATATAATAATAAATAAAACCTTTATGGAATGGCAAGAAAAAGAAATTACTTAAATAATAGAGATCTCCTTGAACAGATTATTATATCTAAAGAACAGGGAGAACTAACACCAAAGGCATTAGAGTTCCTAATGTTATTAGCAGATAAATGTTCTAGAAAATTATCATATGCAAACCCTGATGATAGACAAGATTGTATAGCTTATGCTTATATGGATCTTTATAGATATTGGAGAAATTTTAATCCAGAAAAAAGTACTAATGCATTTGCTTATTTTACTGAAATAGCTAAAAGAGGATTTGCAAAAGGGTGGAATAAATTACATCCAAAGAAATATGCTGGTACTGTATCAATTAATGGTAGTGCGGATAGTGACGGCATTTACACTATTTAAAGTTAATGAGTATAAAGAAAGTAAAACCAACTGCAAAATCAGGATTTAAGCAAGGTTATTATAAACCACATAATCCTAAAAAGTATATGGGACCAGGTCCTATTATATACAGAAGCAGTTGGGAAAGAAAGTTTTGTCATTGGTGTGATCATAATGAAGAGGTAATAAATTGGATATCTGAGCCATTCTCAATAAAGTATTTTAATATGCTAGATAAAAAGTTTCATAATTATTACCCAGACTTTTATGTTAAGATGAATAAGGAAGGTATTATTGAAGAGTATGTAGTAGAAATAAAACCTAAGGCACAATTACAAAAACCTAAACCACCAAAGAGAAAAACAGCAAAGGCATTAAAAAACTTTCAGTATGGTTATGAAACATATGTTAGAAACCTTTGTAAAACTGAAGCATTAAATAAAGCTGCAAAACAGAGAAACTTTAAAGTAATGCTTTTAACCGAAGATTCAAAATTATTCTAATGGCAATAGAAGGATCATTTCAAAAAGACTTAAATGTTTACCTTACTGAAAATAAAGGTAGAGGTGGGGCATCTAAAGCATCTGATAAAGATTTAAATAAAATAGGAAGTAGTGGGAAAGGAACATTAGAAAATGGTAAAATGTATTCTTTTCAATATTTTACACCTGATGAAACTTTTTATGATACTTATCCTATTGTTTTAGGTTTAGGTAAAAGTATAGATAATCACCAATTAGGTTTAAATTTACATTACATTCCTTATGAAGCTAGAATTCCATTTCTTAATGATGTAGTTAAATCATTTCAGGGTACTATACAATCTGCAATAAAGAAGGCTCCAGGTAAACCTAAATCACAAACCGTACTAAGTCAATTTACATATGAAAACTTAAAGTCTTCATTAGGTAGAAAGTATAATATAACCTATGCTATTAGACAGTATAGAATGGATAGAATTAAAAAACCAAGAATGTTAGGATATGAAGATTGGTATATAGGTGCCGTTAACAATCAAAACCATTTCTTTGGAGGAAATATAAATGAGGCACAAGCATTATATTACAAGAATATATAAACAATAAAAGATAAAACAATATGGCAGGTTTTACTGATAGAAGAGGACCCTTAAGTACTGGTAACCCAGTTAGAAAAATTTTAAAAGATCTTTCTAATTTAGGCATGGCATACGATGATATGATCATTCGTAATTCACGTGCAGTAGGTTTTACTGAAAACCAAATGGGTTATACGTTTAATCCTATGGGCTCAGATGCTGATGATATGTATGGAGCATTTGCGGCACTTTCATTAACTGATACTACACTTAAGAAAAACATTTCTATTTTTGATAAAGATTATGAAAGAAAGAGAGATGAGCTTAGACAATATGCAGTACAAGATGAAATAGAAGATATCTTAGATGTAATTACAGATGAGGCAATTGTATTTGATGAATCTAATTATATGGCATACTCTCATTTTAATGGTCATATTGCTGCTTCTATAGAAGATGAAATAGGTGATGTATACAATAATATCTATAATTACTTTGGTTTTAATGATTCAGTACAGCCTTGGAATTATTTTAGGAAATGGTTAGTTGATGGATTCCTTGCCTTTGAAATAGTTTATAATGATAAACAAACGGAGATTATAGGATTTAAAGAATTGGATCCTATTTCCTTAATGCCTGGTATTGATACTGACACTGGAAAGAAACAATGGGTACAATATAAAGGTCAAGGTGCAAAGGAAAGAAAACTTTGGGATTCTCAAATTATTTACCTTTCATACTCCCAGGTAAATTCACCAATGAGAATATCTTATGTTGAGAGATTAATAAGATCGTTTAATCTTTTAAGAATTATGGAAACAACTAGAATTATTTGGGCTGTTTCTAATGCTTCATTTAAAACTCAGTTTATTATACCAGTTGGTGGTAAATCTAAAACTAGAGCAAAGCAATCACTTGCACAGTTAATGAATTCATATAGAGAGGTGGTTGATTTTAATCAAGAGAGTGGTGAAATTGTAACTAACGGAAAACCAATGATGCCATTCAATAAAGAATATTGGTTACCTTCAAAGGATGGGGAATCACCAGAGATTAGTACAATTGGAGGTGATGGTCCTGATTTAGGAGATACTGAATCTCTTAAGTATTTTGCTGATAGATTAAAAATGGCTTCAAAAATTCCTTTCTCAAGATTTGATAAAGAAGGTGGTAATACATATGATATGGATGCCAGTGGTATGTTAAGAGATGAAATTAAATTTTCTAAATTTGTAGATCGCTTAAGATCCATATTTCAGGAAATACTAGTAAAACCAATGTATCTTCAAATGTGTCTTAATCATCCTGAATTAAAAAATGATGTATCATTTAAATCTGGTTTAGGACTTGATTTTGTAAAAGATAATGTTTTTGAGGAGATGAAAGAAATGGAGTTACAAACAAAAAGAGTTGATTTTATTGGTAACCTAAAAACTCAATTAAGTACTATGACAGCAGAAATGGAGGAAATTCCATACTTCGATTTAGGATTCTTGGTTAAGAGATATGGTGGGTTTACGAGAGATGACCTTAAGGCAAATGCAAGAGCCAAAGAAAGAGCTGATTTAGAGAAAGAGAATTACTCTGAGGAAGATATTGAAAAGATCCTTTTAGGTGCAGATAAGGCCGATTTTAAACCGGAGAAGAAAGAAGGAGCTGCTGATGAAGATCCATTGGCAGGACTTGGATAAAAACTCCACAAAGATTGTAATATATAAATCAAATAACTAGAGAAAATGTCAGGAAAAAAATTATTGATTCTTGAAAGAGCAAAATCAAATTTAGATATAACTACAGCCGATGACGGTTCAGTTGTATTAGAAGGTGTCTTTACTGAATTTGGTGTTCGTAACAAGAATAACAGAATATATGAGGAAAAGGAAGTAATGCCTCATATTAATGAATTACAAGAAAAAGTTAAAACCAATAAGCTTTTAGGTGAATTAGACCACCCTAAAGATTTTGATGTTAGTTTGGCTAACGTCTCTCACGTTGTTGAATCTTTAGATTATGATAAAGATAAAAAACAAGTTATTGGTAAAATCAGATTATTAAATACATCTAAAGGTAAGGAGGCACAAGCCCTTATTAAAGATGGCATCCCTTTACATATTTCAAGTAGAGCTGCTGGTACAGTAGATGAAAGTGGAAAGGTTAAAATTAAAAAGTTTTTTACTTATGACTTAGTAGCAGATCCTGGCTTTGAGAATGCTGAGTTATCAAGAGTAAATGAATCTTTTGGTTTTAGTAATGATGATGGTATTTTAATTTATGAAATGGAAGAAACTGAAAATAACACCGATAATAAAAAAGATCTAACAATGGAAAATAATAATTTTGTAACTGTTGAAGATTTTCAAAAGTACACGGAATATGTATCTGGAGTTCTAAGTAACGTTAAAGAATCAACCAACTCTAATAATGATGAGGTGATGGAAAAACTTATTAAGTATTCTGAACATATTGCGGAGAAAGTAAATCAGGTTACTGATTATGCTGAATACTTATCTGAGAATCTTGATAAGAACATTTCATACTCTGACTATTTGGCAGAGAATGTAAATTCAATTAAAGACTATGCGTCTTACTTAGCTGAAGAACTTGATGGAAGTATTCAATATGCTGAACATGTAGCTGAAATGGCTGACAAAGGAATTCAATATTCTAACTATGTTGCTGAAAACTTAGAAAAAAGTATTGATTATTCTGAATATGTTGCTGAAAAGGTTGATCAAAATATTGCTTATTCTGAATATCTTGGAGAAGGATTAGAAAAGAGTATTAAATATTCTGAGTATATTGCTGAAAATGTAAACACTCCTAATGCTGAATCAATTAATGAAGGTACAGTTAATGAATATGGTAAAATGGAAGGTGCTATGCCAACAATGGAAGAAGTACAGAAATGTGCTAATGAAGGCATGACATACGAACAAGTTTGCGAAAAGTATCCAGATGCAGATAAAGGAAAATTAAAAGAAATGTACGAATCGTGTGGTAAAGCTCATGAATCAGAAAACTATAAAGATTCAATTGAAGAAAAATTAAATAAACTTATTTCAGCTGCTGAAACTAAAAATTTATCTGAAATGCACTTTATGAATTTCTTAGGTGAATCTAAAAAGAATGAATTTAATTCTTTATCTGAAGAGAAGCAAGCTATGATTGTAGAATCTATGAATGCTAAACCTATTATGTCAACTATACAGGCTGAAAATATTTGGGAATCTAATTTTGTTGAAAAGAAAAGAGAATTAGATGTTGTTACTGATATGCCAGAAAAGTTTAAAGAAAAATGGAATAACCTTTCTGAGGCAAGACAACAACAAATTATTTCGGAATCTAGGTTCCACCCTGTAGGTAATCAATATGGAATTAATAATTTCTGGGCAACACGAGACTTAAGAAGTTCTCAAATGGTTACAGAAACAATTAATGAAAGTAAAACTGCTGCCGAGTCTGCAAACACTAAAGAGCCATTAGTAAATGAATCTTTTAGAAATGACTTAGTAGAAAAAATGAAATTCAGATTAAATAGATAATTGTTTAATCTAAAAGATATTAATCGAATGGTCAAGAAGAAAAGGACCGAGGCGATTAAAAAACCGGAATTGAAAAATTCCAAAATGCGAAAAAAATACAAAATAAAATGTACGCAAATCAATTAATCAACGAGGCTGAGGTTCAAAAGACCTGGGGCCCTATCATTGAGGAGGCTACTGGTATTACTGAAAAGTCTAAGTTATCTTGGATGTCTAAGTACTGTCACTACCATAACCTTAATGAGAGTGTATATAATACTGTACACTTAAATCCTAATATGAATGTTCAAGGTATGAATGCGCCGGCTTTTCCAGCTGACCCAACTACCATGAATGCATTCCAAGGACAAAATACTGGATCTGGTGATAGACCATTTTCTTTGCTTCCACTTGCTATGCAGGTTGCTGCTCAGACTGTAGGTTTAGACTTAGTTCCTGTAGTACCAATGCAAGGCCCAATGGGAGTTCTTACTTACCTAGACTTTGTATATGGTGGAGGTAGAGTAACAGATGCTGGTGGTAAAGTTACCGATTCTGCTCCTCTATTAATTAAAGTAGATACTAACTTGGCATCAGGTCAAGCGTTTGTTGTAGATACTAAATACTATGTTGGTACTGGTACTAATGCTGCATATGAATTAACATATGTTGGTAAGTCTAGAATCGACGGTTTCCCAATCTTCCGTGTAAGAGGTAGAGCTACAGATGGTACTGGAGCTTTTGCTCAAGGTGAAGAAGGTTATGAAGCAATTTACGAAGCTATCGTAGGTGGTTCTGCTCCAACAGATTTATATTCTGATGATCCAGTAGCTACATCAATCGGTACTTTTGCTGAAGGACCTGAGTATGTTAAAGCTTTAGAAGATCATATTACTGGTTTCTCTGGTAATGCGTTTGAAGCTAACAACCCTGCTCCTACTCCTTTAGTTGAGTCAATTGCTGGTGTTGATCCTTACCAAAGAGGTGAAGGTGAAGCTACTCCAGATAACATTATGGGATTAAGCTTATTCAACAAGTCTGTTGCTGCTAAAACTTACCAAGTTGCTGCTGCCGTGACTAGAGAACAAGTTCAAGACCTTAAGCAATTTGGAATTGATGCTGTTGCTCAAGTAGAAGCTGTATTAGTAAATGAGTTAACTCAATCTATTAACAAATACATCTTGGATAGAATCTTCAGAAATGGAGCTCAAAATGCAAGTAATGTAAATTCTGTTGACGGATTAAACTTATCTGCTTCATTTGTATCTACTGCCCCTGCAACTACTGCTATTTCATTAGGTGCTGGTAATGCTAGTAACACGAACATTAGTTTAACAACTGCTGATACTTTAGTTGGTGCAGGTGGTGAAACTCAAGGTTCATTACAGAGAAGACTGTATACTAAAATTCTTGCTGCATCTAACTTGATCGCAACAAGAGGAAGAAGAGGTCCTGCTACTTTCGCAGTATGTTCTGGAGAAATTGCTACGGCACTTCAGGATATCGCAGGTTTCGTACCTTACCCACTATCAAATACAATCAACCAAGCTGGTGGATCTTTATATCCAATCGGTGCTTTGGCTGGTGTAACTATTTATGTTGATCCAAACATGGCTTGGACTGACTACAGAGTTGCAGTAGGTAGAAAAGGTGATGGTAACTCTCCTGGTTTAGTATTCATGCCTTACTTAATGGCTGAATCTGTTGAAACAATCGCAGAAGGAACTATGGCTCCTAAAATCGCGGTTAAATCTAGATTCGCTTTAGTAGACGCTGGATTCCACCCAGAAACTATGTACTACACATTAGGATTCAACTTTGGTACTGGTGTATCAATTATCTAATCCTATTTAGGTATATGACTTTAAGAAAGGTTCGCCGAAAGGCGGACCTTTTTTGTTTTAAAACTCTAATATATAATAAAATTAAAACTAACTATGAAAAGAGTAAAATCATACAATGAGTTTATTACAGAGAAAAGTAATGTAGATGAAGGTATTACCGATATTAAAGGTATTATGAGTAATCCTATTAAGTATAAGAAGATTAAAAATAATGCTAAGAAGTATCAACAAACTAAAGTTCAAATAGCTTTAAATAATGTTGATCATGCTAAAAAGAAAGAAAAGTCTGCAGGTAAAATAGACCCTAAGCAAAAGGAGGTTTTAGATGCTGCAAACAAAGCTAAGAATCAAGCGTTAAAAGATAAAGCATCTGCAGTTAGTCAAAGAATGAAAGATCTAGCTACAACCGATCCACTTAAACAAGTAGTAACTATTGCAACTACAAAATCAAACCTAGCAGCAGCAGAAACTGCGCTGAAGGCGGCAGATGGTGAAGAATCAAAACAACTTAAGATTAGAATTAAAAAATTAGCAGGTAAAGCATCAGATGCTCAACAAGCATTAAAGGATTATGAATCTGAAGGAGATGATAAAAAGGAAGTTAAATTACCAGGAGAAGATGAAGCTGCTGCTAAAGCTGAAAAAGAAAAGTTAGATAAAGAAAAAGCCGAAAAGGAAAAGAAAGCTGTTGAGACTGAGATTGAAAAGGCTAAAGCTGCATATGATAAAGTAAAAGATGGTGAAGATGAAAAGGCCAAACTACAAGCAGAAATTAAATTTAAACAAGCTCAACAGAAAAAAGCTAAGTTAGATGGTAATGATGAATTGTTTCAGGGGTTAGGTGATGACATCGGAGAAATAATGAAAAAGATAAATGCACTTGATCCAGACGGTAATACTGAAACTGAAACAGAGACCGAAACTGAAACTGAAACAGGTAAAGATGATCCAGGTGCAAAATTAGAAGCTGATATTAAAGCCTTTAATGATAACATAGAAGCTGAAAGAACTACAATGAATAAAGCTACTAAAGATTTAGAACAAGCTAAACGAGATCTAAAAACTGGTAGAGGTTCTGAAGAACAGGTTCAAAAATTACAAAAGGCAATTGAAGATAGTAAAGAAGATATTGCTGAACTTAAGAAAAAGGAAGCTGATGCTAAAAAGAAATTGGCTGCACTATCTAAACCTACAGGAGAATCATTTCAACCACTTGAAGAATCTGTTTCTGAAAAGTTTAGAAGGTTAATGAATAATGTATAAAGTTCGTAAGATAAACTTTGGATGGTATAAAAGGAGGCATGGAATTCTATTAGAGAATCTGCCTCCTTTGAAGCAAAAACTTTTATTAGAAAATAATCATATGAAATGGTTAGATTCTGATACACAAGCATTTGAGGTTATCTTTAAGGTTGAGGATATGAATGAACATGAAAAAAATCCTAATCGTATACTTTGGAATCCTTTTAGAGAAACTTTTACAAATGTTAAAGAATTAGAAAAAGACTCGGATATTATAGATTGGAATTGTGCAGTATGTAAAGTTGAAATAAAATCAAGAATGGATTCCAAAAAAATTGAAAACTTTGTTTGTAAAAAATGTTCAGAGGCTCATAACTCCCGGAATAAAAGGGTTGATCAAAGAATAATAGATTCATCTGTTAGATTTTTAAAACACTGTAAATCGTTATTGAAAGGTGAACAGAGGGAGTTTATGACTTATGTACGCCGATCATCTAAAGGATAATGATTCTTCAACTGTTATTTTTTTAAATGTATTTAATTTACTTTTAGGGCATGCATTAAATATTTGTATTCCTTTACCTTTAATATCTGCAGCTATTGCTTCAAATGCTGGCATAAATTGATTTTTATAAATATTCTCTCCAGTAGAATTTACAGGATATCCATTATGAAAATGACTATCTTTTCCATTATTGCCTAAATCATATCCTAATAATATAATTCTCTTAGCACCTAAATGAATTGCTAAATTTATAGCTGCACCTCCGCTGTTATTATTATGGGCCAACGAATCTGATGACCAATCTATCCCTATTTTTTTACCTCTCTTTAATGTAGTTATATTATTTTTACTATTAGGTCTTAGAGTATATTTTAAACCTTTAAATAAATCTATATCTTTTTTTAACCAAGTATATACTCTACCATCAGTCCAATATAGTACATCAGCATTAGGATAAAATTCTACTGCTTTATTAATTGCTATAGTCTTTTTCCCTTTAAGCTTATTCCACTCAAACCCTCTTAATGACGGCCCACCTCCTATAAGATATACAGTTTCACCTTTCCATATAGGATTCACTTTACCATAATTATGGTGTTTTGTATGTTCTATTGTTTTAGATGATTTGTTGATTTTTACTGGATTATTAACCCTTTTAACAGAAACTGTTTTGTGGGTTCTTCCTACCTTCTGTATTCTACTTTTAGTTGTTTCAGTTGGTACAGTTATTTTACTAATCTTTCTTATTACCCTACTTCTTCTCATCTATAGATTTTTTTTATTTATTTCGTTGAAACCATCTCCTATTTTTACATATAAAAATAAATCTAACTCAATATATGAAGAATATTCAAAATGTACTTCTAACTGAAAAGTACAGACCACAATCATTAAATGATTTAATAACACCTAAAAGAGTAGGTGAGAAATTAAATAAAGGAGTTTATCAACATTTGTTATTGCACGGTAGTCCAGGAACTGGAAAGACGTCAGCAGCAAAGGCATTGGTAAAACATTTTAAGCACCCTTATTTATACATTAATGCTTCAACTGATACTTCAGTTGATATTGTAAGAAATAGAATTACTGACTTTTGTGCTAATCGTTCAATAATGGATGAACCAGGAAAAATGAAAGTTATTATTCTTGATGAGATTGATGGTGTATCTGATCAATTCTTTAAAGCATTAAGAGCTACTATGGATCAGTTTGCTATAAACGCAAGATTTATTGCAACATGTAATTATATTAATAAAGTACCAGATCCAATTCAATCAAGATTTGAAATGATTGATTTTGATTTTTCCAAAGAAGAAGAAACCGAAATAATGAAAAGTTACATTATGAGGATTCTACAGATATGTAAAGAAGAAGGTATTGGTATTGATAAACACGCAGCAGTAGAATTAGTAAAAAGAAAATTTCCTGATTTAAGAAATATGTTAAATCAGTTACAAGGATTTAAATCCCAAGGTGTTGAAACTATAACAGTTGAAAACATTAAACAATTCAGTTCGGTTTATAAAGATATTTATGATCTTGTCATTGATGGAGAAGATCCTGTAAAGAATTATCAATATATGTTATCAAATTATGCAAATAGAACTGATGATGTTTTATCTTCACTAGGTGCAGAATTTATAGATTTTATAAAACAAGATAGGCAATCATATATCCAATTTATTCCACAAATAATTGTAACGGTTGCAAAATATCAATCACAAAGGCAACAGGTAATTGATCCTGCAGTATCAATGCTTGCTTGTATTTATGAACTGCAAACAATAGTCAACGGAGCATGAGCGAAGAATTCTTAAAAAAATTAATTAAGGCATTTCCTAATTACATGGAATTAGGTGCAGCAGTCCACGAATATAACAGACTTCTTAATGAAGGATGGGATGGAAAACAAATAGAAGAATATATCATAGAAAAAACTTTCAGAGTTCTTTAATCTTTGTTATATTTAATTTAAATAACACATAATATGAAGAAAACAGGCAGACATACATTCGTTATAGATGGCAACTATTTTCTGTTTAGAACCTTATATGTAATTCCTAGTAGATCTAAAAAGAAAGGCCTATTAGGTACAGAAGAAGATGTTCAGGCATTCGTTAAAAAATTGGCAACTGATTTTGCATATCAGATCCGATTATTTGAAGGCCTTATTGATAATGTTGTTTGGACAGTAGATTCAAGATCATGGAGAAAAGACTTCTACCCAGAAGCCGATTATAAAGGTAATCGTAAACAAGACAGTAATATTAATTGGGATAATTTCTCAAAGGCTACATCTGATTTTATTTCTATCTTATCTAAGCAAGGTGTCATTATTTCAAAAATTGATGGTGCAGAAGGTGATGACCTTATGTATGCATGGAATACTGAATCTCTTGCCAATGACAAATCAGTAATTATGTTTACTGGTGATAGAGACTTAGTTCAATTAGTAGATAAGAGTAAAAATAATAGTACTCATACTATCTTATTTTCACCGGCTCATAAAAAATTATATACATACCAAGGTTTTTCTGAATGGATGGATTCTCAAACCGAAGAAGAATCATCTGATAATATATTTGATGTACTTAAAACATCCGTTTCTCCAGAGAATCAGGCTAAAAAATTACTTAAGGCATTAGTCGCAAAGAAAAAGGTTTCAATTATAGAAGTTGATCCTGAAGACTTCCGTTTCCGTAAAGTTCTTACTGGTGATGCTGGTGATAATGTGCCACCTGCATATTACTATACTTCCAAAAAGCGTAGGTACGGTATCAGCGAGAAAAAGGCAACTGCTATTATTGCAGAGTTCAAAGAAAAACATGGTCACTTATCTCATATGTATCTTTATAATGATGAATACATTACTGATTTGGCAAATATGACTGTAAGAGTTATGAATGCAAAACATATGAGCAGAGAACAGATTATTTCTAATCTTAAATCTAATGTTAATCTGATGGTTCTTGCTGCTGAATCTATACCAGAAGGTATCCTAGACGAAATGTTTAAATCTGTAGAATCTAAAATGAATCTTAAAGGTTTACAACTAAAAGAGATCTCTACTATGAAATCAATTTTAGAAGGAACTGAATATGCAAAAGAAACTGATAGTTCTTTTAAATCATCATTTTTTAAAGATGATGAATCTGATGATTCTAATGATATGTCATTTATTAAAGGCTCTAAAAAACAAGATAAGATTTTTTAAACAATCTATCCACTTCTTCATATAAATATAAAATAACTCAATGAAATTATTTGATTATATAAAAGTTCTTTTCGGTAAGGATGAACACTGGGATAAGGTTACTAATTATGATAAATCTAAAAATTCATTTATGACAAATAGATTTATGAGTATTAAATTTCCTATACAGGCAAATCTTTTTAATTCTCTTAAAATAGATCCTGTTGGCCAAGCAGAAGCATGGCGTTTAGTTTCATCTAAATTTAATAGAGTACCAGGTTTTATTTACACTAAAGTAAAAAAATCTGCAAAGCAAAAGGCTAAGGAGTGGAACCCAAACCCAAAGGCTTTAGAACTTTATATGAAATTTAATGAAATAGGAGAAAGAGAATATAAAGAAGCTCTAAAACATAACCCATCACTAGTTCAATCCTCGATAGATATACTAGAAAAACAAATGGGTAATGATGTTAATTGATAATGCTTTTGAATTAGGAATACCTAATCATATTTCTTTTACTTTATTTAAGTACGACTATTTTGATAGTATCATTATAAGTAGGGTAAAGAAGGAATGTAAAAATGTTTCTCAGATAGAAGGGGAATATGTAGTTAAAAAAGATTCTTTTATGAATGCTATTAAAACTAGTAAAAGAATCAGAAGTGAAATACAAAAAGCAGAATCTTTAGGCTATATGCCTAACCCTTCAGTTAAACCTAATTCTGTTTATTTTTTATGTTCTATTTTTAACAGATTACCTAATTTAGAATTTCTAAGTATAAAAGTAAATGATGATAAGAAATATAGTAGGCTTATAAAAAATGAATCCGGTTTACCTATTCTTAGTTTTCATTTTAATATTTTAGAAGGCATTTTTGATTTAACAAAATTATTAGAAAGAAAAGAATTAGATCTATTTAATAAAACTTTAATTGATTTTAATATTTTAGAAAATAAGTATTTAAACCGAAAGCCTTATTTTTATATGAAGGCTACCGCAATTTTAGATATTTTAGCATCAATGGAAATTGAAGGAAAATTAAATTCTTTTAAGATAGTAGATTACATTGATCCTAAATTAGAAGAAGACGATCCAATACTTATTGTAAAAACTGACTATACACCTTATTGATGGAATATATAAACAAATAATGTTTGTATATGAAAAAGATAATTAATTGGGTCACTGGTCTTTTAAGAGACGAAAAGGGTACACCTTCATCAAAAAGATTTATTGGAATAGTTGCAGGTCTTTCTTTATGCGCAGCTTTATTTATTAATCTTTATACCGAGCACCCAGTAGAATCATCTATAGTTAATGCAGTTGCTGCAATTTGTATTGGTGGTTTAGGATTGGCATCAGCTGATAAAATATGGGCAAAGAAAATTGGTGGAGAGAAGGATCAACAAATAAATTCATAATTAATGGCAGTTAACGGAAGAACAACCGATGCTAACGGGGATGCTATTTTAATAAGTCTACAATCACCTTATGAAAATGTGGTAGAAGTATTAGGATATACAGATGTTACTAAAGGTGAAAATACAGGTACCTATTATAATAAACAATTTAGATGGGGAACTGATGGTGTGACATATTCGGATTATATAGCACTTTCTAATGTGAATCTAGAAGCTTTATTATTAAACCCAAATAAACCATTTTGGGTTCAATATAGATATGAACAAGTAGGTGATGGTACACTAGAATTTGAATCCATCGCTTTAGAGTTAGTAACAGATGGTGGTGTTATATGTAGAGTACCGCAGGTTGAGTGTGGTTCTGAAGGTTGTGTAGGTACTCCTAACTTAGTTGTTGATTGCTGTGTTCAAGGGTGGAATCCATACGATTTATCTAGAGCATCATCGATGTATAATCAATTATCTGCTGTTACTTCTAACTTATTTGGTTTTTGTGTAGATTATTTTAAAACAAAAGCAGACCAAAGAAGCCGTGATGTTATACTTAAAGAATATTCTTTATTTGATGTTATAAAAGAAGCTGAAGTAAAAATACTTATTCCTGATAATGAGTTACCTACAAGGGAGATTCAATTTAATCCTATGATGATGGATTTTCCTGTTCAGTTTGAAGTTCATATTGTAAAATCTGCATTTGAAGCAGTATTTGGTTTAGGTGCAAAGCCTGAAATGAGAGACTATTTATATTTTAAAGATTATATGAATAGAATGTATGAAGTGGATGCAATTGCTGAAGCCGATGATTTTCTTTATGCAGGTTCTTATTGGAGAGTTAGTTTAGTACCTTATCAACAAAGAACCGCCGTTGGGTATGAAAATACAAACGAAGGTATAAAGGCTGAAACAGATACACAAGCTTTAATTTCTGATGTGGAAACTAAATTTAGAGTAGAAAGAGAAAATGAATATAGAGATGTCCGTAAAAATAATCAGTATAATACTATAGGAAGTTTATGTAATGATTATGTTAGAAGATCTTTAGATAAAAGATTAACAATTAAAGAAGAGAACGTTTATAATCAATGGACTATTATTTCTAAATATCATTATAAGTTAAGTTCAATTAAAAACGGCAATGAATCTATAAAATATCAATATGAAGGTGGATGGGATAAAGAAGATGATAGAGCATTCACATTTTGGATAAGACCACAGTATAATAATCCTATAGGAAAAAATGTACTTATTTTATCAATTGTTAATAAAGGAGGAAAGGTACAATTTAATACTGGAGCTTTACCTACATTTGGTAATGCAATATCAGTAGGTGATTGGATAACAATCAGAGGCACACAATCATATAATGGAATAGCAAAAGTTATTGAAGTCATAGGTGATTCTATTGTCATAGATGAAAATTACACAGATGATATTCTTACAACAGGTTCACCTAGTTTTAATAAAGAAGTGAGTAATAATTTTATGATATACGAAAATGACTTACTACCGCCAACACAATTTGTATCTTTTACATATACTCCTAATTGGTTTATTATGAAAATTAATGATACTTATTATAAATGGAAAATCACACAGTCATTCTTAAAAGATGAGTGGTATGCAATTGTAATTAATTTAAATTCTACTGCAAGGCAATTAGGTCTATTTGTTTATAATACCCCAGAAGTATCAGGTTCTGTCAACCCTGAATTAACATCTACATTGAATTTAATCTTTAATGAAACTAAATCCTATACGCCAATAAGTGTAGTAGATAATAATATGTGGAAGTTGTTAGGATGCCAAACTGATTTAACAAATATCCGTATTTGGAAAAAGCCTATAGAAGAAGAATTACAATCTCTCATACTTAGTCAATATGTAGTAAAGGATACTCATTTAACTCTATTGTTGGATAATGCATCTCCGCAGTTAATGTTACAGGATGTAACGGATGCCAGGTAACCTAGAATATATATTACAAATAACTTATTAATGGAAGATAACTCAAAGGAAAGATTTAGAGATAGTATTGGTGATTTACTTAGTGAATTACCTGATGAAGTTCCTGGTTTAGAAAATACCCCTGAATTACCAAAAGTAAGACAAGAAAGTACTCAAGCCGTTGCATTAACAAAAGCAAAAGGTAAAGCAAAAAAGGTAATGAGTAGTTTACTTAAATTTTATTTAAGTGAAGAAATTATTCTAGAACATGAATATATTCAGGCTAAAGCTCAATTAGATGAATATGCATTAGGAATGTTAATCCGACAAATGGAGAATAGTGAAATTGCTATTTCTACATTAATGGACACAATTAATGAAGGTGATGTTTCACCAAGAATGTTTGAAGTACTTAGTGATTTACAAAGAACTTTGTTGGATATTATTAAAAGCCAAACCATGTATATGGTAGCTATTGAAGAAAATGCTAAAAAGACTTCCAGGGATATAGATGTTTATCATGGAAGCTCTGAAGGTAGCAATAACAAAAAACAAAGTGGAGTTAAATCTAGAGGTACAAAAGATTTAATGAGAGCATTACAAGAAACTATTAACGAAGAAGATATACAAGATGTCGATAGCGATGAAAATGAAGAATAGTTATATTCTTACACAGGAGATTGAACAAACTGAGAGAAAAACTGAAAGCGGATTAATTATTCCTGTAGAAAAATATAACCGAGTTGCTTTAGTTATTGAAGCAGCCGATGGCCTTGAAGTAAAAAAAGGTGATAAAATAATAAAAACAATAGGCAAGGGTACTGAATATACATCAGACGGTAATAAGTTTGAAATTGTTCATATAAATCATATTCTTGCTGTTATTAAAGAAGATGCCACAGAAACCACAAGCGCCTAGTGCAGGATTTGAATTTAATGTTGGTAAAGCCAAGCAAGCATTTTCATGGTCAAGTGAAAGTGTAGAACAATTAATGTTTGCAATAGAAGAAGGTTATAAACCGGCATCTACTCCATTCTATGAAGGTAATCCTAATCTAAGAAAAGGTAACATTGTTTTTAATTATACCTCAAATGAAATAAAGGAAATTAAAAAATGTGCAAAGGATATTGTATACTTTGCTAATACTTATTGTACTGTAATGACTGATCATGGTTTACAGACAATTAATTTAAGACCTTATCAAGAAGAAATGTTAAGGCAATTTCAAGCAGAAAGATTTAATGTATGTTTAGCATCTAGGCAAGTAGGTAAAACTATATGCTCATCTATTTTTATTGCCTGGTATTCATTATTTAATTTTGATAAAAATTCTTTAATACTTTCAAATAAAGGTGCAACGACTAGGGAGATTATTGACAAAGGTAAAACTATATTAGAACATTTACCTTTCTTTTTAAAACCCGGTACACTTAAATGGGATGTATTTAATTCTAAGTTTGATAATGGATGTAGAATAATTGGCCAAACAACAACAAAGAAAGCAGCAATCGGTTTTACTATTCATTTATTATTCATGGATGAGTTTGCGCATATCCCTGCAAATTTTGTTGATACCTTTTATGAAAACGTGTATCCAACGGTATCCGCATCTACAAACTCTAAAGTTATCATAACAAGTACACCTAATGGCTTTAATAAATTTTATGACATATATACTGCTGCCGATAAAGGCTTAAGTGAATATACACCCTTTAGAGTTGACTGGTGGGATGTACCAGGAAGAGACGATGCTTGGATGAAGCAAGAAGTTGCTAACTTAGGTAGCGACGAAGCATTCAATAGACAATATGGAAATCAATTTATTGCAGGTTCATCATTATTATTAGGACCTGATAGTCTTAAGAAATTAAAAGGAAACGAAACAGAATTTGTTCATCGTGAAATGATTGCGTTTGAAGATGAGCAAGTAGAATACTCTGGTTTATTATGGGATCCTGAATTTAATTTAGATGACTGTGAAGAGGATGAAAATTACTGGTGTTTTTCAGTTGATATAGCTGAAGGTACAGGTGGTGACTATTCTATTATAAATATTTTCAAAATAGAACTTATGGATGAAGCTGATTGGAAAAAGGTAACTTCACCAGGTAGCTTTATTGATTTTTATAGAATCAGACAGGTTGGTAGATTTAGAAGTAACGAACATACTATTGAAGAATTTGCAAAATCTCTTTATATTTTAGCTTATGATGTTTTTTATTCAGAGAATGTAAAATTAATTATAGAATGGAATTTATTTGGTGGTGAACTAATCAAAAGACTGGAAACGGTATTTCCACAAAGAAATGATTTTGATGAAGAATCAGTTGTTAAATTTAAACACCGTATAGATGCAAGGACTAAACAATTTGGGCTAAAGGTGAAAAAAGATAATAAGCCTATATTTTGCCAAAACTTTAAAAAATACATAACACAGAATAAAATAATTATAAAGGATAAGCAAACTGTATATGAAGCAGCTACATTTGGTAAATTACCTAATGGAACATATGCCGGTCAATTAGGTCATGATGATTTAATAATGACATGTATAAATAGTTCTGAATTCTTCTTTACATTAGATTTTTCCGATTTTGCTGAAGAGATCCATGATGTTGCAGAACAGCACATCCAAGATAAAATTGATGCTATCTTAGAACAAGATGCAAAAGGTGGGCAACTGAACTTTGACATATACGACTTGGTATAAAAAGTTACAAGTTGTTGGATATATAAAAAAAGCAAATAAAAAAAATAATATAAGATGGCACTAGATCCGAAAATCGCTTCGATTAAAGCAGCAGGAACTTACAGATTTGAATTTGATAAATCTCAAGTAGTTAGTATCCCTGCTAATCAGACAAGGTTAATTGTCGGTTTCTCTAAAACAGGTCCTTTCAATACCCCGGTATTTGTACCTGACACCGCATTCTTTAAACAAGTATATGGTGATATTGACAGAAACTTAGAAAGAAAGGATTCATTTTTCCACAGAAGCTGTTTAGCAGCATTGGAAAGAGGACCAATTCTTGCACTTAACTTATTAAACTTAACGGCTGCCGATAAGGTAGACTATATTAAATTTGGCACAGCAGCAACTCCTGAAGTTCAGGATAACGAAGGTGCCTTAGGTGAATATGAAAAATTTTATAACAGAGATAAATTCTTTTATCCTGATTCAGATGCATTCCTAGATAACGTAGGAGCTAATAAATTAGATTTTAGTTCTACGACTACTAATGATATATTAGATATGGTAAATTTAGGACAAAATCCTTTATCGGTTATTGTAAGAAAGGCATCAGCTGCTAATTCAACAGGATTTAACGTAACAGTTGAAGAATGGTATGGAGCTGCTAATGTACCAGGTTTCTTAAACAAAGACAGTTTAGTATCTGACTTTTTAGTAGATATATTTGTAATTGATGGAAACTTCGGTGGTGAGTTTGGTACTGCCACTCCTTATGAAAGGTTTGCTGCAGATCCAATATTCCAAACTTATTTTGATAAGGTACAAGGATTAAAGAGAAGATTATTTGATTCTGATGACAGTGATACAAAAATTGCTGAATTCTTTAATGAATCAGAAGTTGATGTAATTGCAACTTACACTGCATCACTTATTCCTAACTTTACAGACTTACTAGGAAATAATCTTTTTGTAGAAAAAGTTGTAAATGCTGACACTGCATCTACTGGTTTATTTGTCGCTGTGAATGAAGATTTATTTGATGGTGATACTTTAATTGACGGTGTTGCTGGTGGTATTGATTTGATAGGACATAACCTTGAATATACACAAGCTACTGCAATCCAAGATGATGTTAGATTTTTATCATACAGTGGATCTATAGTATCCGATTTAAGTTATGCAGGTGCAGGTACTGCCGCAACCTCAGTAACACAAACCGCAGAATTAGTTAATGTAGTTGATTTAACTTCAGGTGATGTTCAGATACAAGTTCAAGGTAATACAGGAGAATCATTATTTGATGCATTTTCTACTTTCACTGCAAATAGTTCAACCGCAGTAGGTACTTATATCCTAACACAATCTGGAGCTTCCTTCGTTCCTGTAATATCATCACAAGTTGTTGGTAATACAGTAACAATAGTATTATCAGGTGAAGGTGGAATTACTTCTGCTGATTTTGAGGTATCAGGGTCTATTACTTATCAATATATTAATGAATCTGATTTTGGTTTTGTAACTGATCAGGTTCCTGTGAATGATACTGCAAGCTCAAATATTATAGGTGGTTACGGTTCGGCACTATATAGCCAATTTTCAAACGGTACTCTTACTGATGGCGATGAAGCTGTTTTTGTAGATTCATTTGGAACTCAGAAAACTTCATTCTTAGTGTTTAATGCTCTTAACTATCCGGCTATTCATACTGCTAACCCAACGGCACCTGGAACAATTATTCCTATATCGGATTCTAATTATTATTTACCATCCGTTGCAGTAACACCTTATGAAGAGGATGCATTTAATAATGTAACTCCACATAGCGAATTTAATTTAGGTGCAAATTCAATATTCTTAAATTCTGATGGTGTTGCATATGCTAATGGTATATTTGGAATTCAAACATTAAAAGGTGCAAATAATGTTTCTATAGATATTATTTCAAATTCATTAACTGAACCAACATTAAAACCTAACCAAGTATTAATTGTATCTGATAATCCTGATGCTGCTGATGTGGTTGTAGGAAATTACTTAGTACATTTTGAAGGTGATGCTAATACTCCACATTCAAGGTTAACAAGAATAAATGTTGTACAAGGTGGATTAACTAATGCCGAATTTAGTACCATTCCTGTAGGTAAGACTGCGTTGTTAGTAACTTGCCAAAGTGAAATTGCAACAACAACCGCTGCAGGTATTGTTAAAGTAGAATTATACTATCCTATTGATAAATGGGTTGATTACTTAAATGTATTTACATTAGATGGTTTTAAATTAACTTCTAATCATGTACCTAACGGAACTAATGATAGACAAGTTGAAATACTTAACGGTACTTTAAATGGAACTAATTTATTTAAGGCATTAACTGATAGAGATGTAATTAACTTTAGATATATTGTAGATACATTCGGAAACGGTATTGAAAGCGGATCTAAAGCGATCTATACAATATTGGCTTCTACTAGAAAGAATGCTTTTGCAATATTAAATGCTCCATCTGCTAAGGACTTTAAGGATAATCCGAATCCATCATTTAAAGATCTAACTGGAAGTTTATCATCTAGATTTATTTCTACTGGTGGTGATCTTGCATTAAATCCTACTATTAGATACTCATTACCTTCTCAAACACAAGGTGCGAGTTGGGGAGCATTCTATTATCCTTTCATTACTGTTAGGGATTTAGGTAGAAATATAAATGTTGTACCAGCTGCATATGTTTCAAATAACTTTATCGCAAAATATGAAAACGCTTTACCGTGGTCATTAGTTGCCGGAGTTCGTAGAGGTGTTGTAGGTGGAACAGGAGTTGTAGGATTGGAAATCAATCTTGGAAAAGAAGACAGAGAATACTTAGAACCATTTGGATTGAATCCAATTGTATTCCAAAGTGGAACTGGGCCAACAATCTTTGCAAATAAAACTGCACAGCAGACTACAAAATCTGCTTTAAGTTCCATTAACTGTAGAGAGGTTGTAATTTATATCCAAGATGGAATAGAAGCAATTCTGAAAAACTATCTGTTTGAATTCAATACAGCTCAAACTAGATTGGAAATTAAAACACTTGCTGATAACTTCTTAGCAACGGTTCAAAATGATGATGGTGTTTATGATTACAAAAATGTAATGGATGAAACTAATAACACACCAGAAGTTATTGATCAAAATGTTGGTATCTTAGATACATACATTGAACCAGTAAGAGGAATGGAAATTCTCGTACAGAGAACTACTATTTTGAAAACAGGAGCTATTAGTTCAGGAAACTTCCAATAAGAAGAAACTAAAAGAGAATATATAAAAAAAATAAAATAAACTATGCCACTACCACATTATACCCAATCAAGGGCCAGTAGCCAAAGGTACGAACCAGTTCAGCCTAACCTTTTTGAGGTGACAGTATTTTCACCACTAGGGGATGATACGGGTTTAATCTTAGAGCAAGTTAAAACTATTGGAGGTTTAAATAACTTAAACCCTTCTGTAGATGCAATCGGACAGAAATACAAATTTGCTGACCGTTCATTTGCAAGTATGCCAGGTCAAACATTTATGGATCTGACTGTTAACTTTAGTCTTAACCTAAATGAAGCTAACGAAAATTACATTTACAATACATTCCGTAATTGGTATAAATTAATCTATGATCCATTAACTGGTGAAATGGGATTAAAGAAAGACTATGTAGGAAGTATGATCATTGTACAATACAACAGAGCAGGTGATATTTTTAGAAAGATTACTTGTAAAGATGTATTCCCTACAGGTCAACCTGATTTTGTAGATGAATTAAGTTATGAAACTCCAGACGCAGTTGATTTAACAATGACTTATCGTTGTGATCACTGGGTTGAAGAAAACGTAGGAGCATAATAAACTCTTAATATTTTTTATAGAAAACTGGCTCTAGGGCCAGTTTTTTTATCTTCACTCTAATATATATTATAAATTATATAATCTAAAATATGACTATCTTTAAAGTAGAAAACACAGTAGATGGAAAAGTTTATGTAGGTTATTCAGTTAATGATAACCCTAATAATTTAGGAGCAGGAAAATATATTAAAAGAGCAGTTAAAGATTTTGGCACAAGATCTTTTGAAAAGATTACCTTAGAATCTTTTAATACTGATGAATCATTAAGCCATATAATGGAAAGGCTAGAATATTGGATTAAAAATTATAAAGCCGATAATCCTAAATATGGATATAACGAAAGCGTACAGGAATTAATTCCACAGAAAAAGAGACTTACAAAAAAATTACAAGTACTCTTAACACCAGAAGACGAAGATAATTTAAATACTATTATTATTCAAAAGTCAATGGAAAATAAAACGAAACCGTTGCCAGTATCCAGGTATGTAAGACAATTAATAGTTGAGCATATTGTAAAGGAAACAGCACCTGAAAAACAATTAATAAAAACTAAATAATTATGAGTAGTCACGAAGACAACGTTAAGAAAGAATTTGAGGCAGCTGAAGGTATAGTAGATACTGCAGCTGAAGTAAAAACAAATGATGAAGGTAAAATTACTGAATTAGGTAAAGTAGATACTACAAGAGGATCTGGTATAACTTCAGTAGATGATCCTGAAATACAAAGAATACAATCATTAACAGGATATGTTAAATTAGATTTAGCAAACTTTCCATCAGGTGGTCAATTTTATAGAGAAGATTTTGAAATTCATATTAGAGCCGCAAGAGTTGGTGAAATTAGAGAGTTCTCTACATTAGATGAAGAAAATATTTTAGATGTTGATGAAAAGCTAAACTCACTTCTAGTGAACTGTACAAAAATTATGTATGGTAACCAAAGGGGATCTTATAGAGACGTTTTAGAAGAGGATAGAATATATCTAATCCTATCTATCAGGGAATTGACATTTAAAGATGGTGAAAATAAACTGATGATGCCAGTTACAAAAAAGAAATGTAAAGCTGGAACATGTAAATCACAAGAGTCAATGGAGCTTAGAACAGGTAATCTTCAATTTAATGAACAAGATGAATTAATAGAAAAATACTATGATCATCAAAACAAATGTTTTACGGTTCCTACGAAAAGTCATGGCGAGCTTACTATTGCACCTCCTACTATAGGTGTTATGAGAGCCATTACCGATTGGATAAGAAAACGGGAAGAAGAAAATAAATCTTGGGATAAATCATCCTTACAGATATTACCTTATATACAAAGAGAATGGAGAGGATTTAATGATAAAGAAATCTTTTCGGCAATAACATCATTTCAAGGATGGGATGCTAGTAAATTTTCAATAGTCTACAGATTAGTTGAGAAAGCGAAAATTGGAGTCAAACCTCAGTTTGTATATCCATGTGAAAGTTGCGGTGAGGAGGTCGCCGTTCCGCTCACGTTTCCCGGCGGGATCAAAGCTCTCTTTATTATTCAAGATATCTCATCTGAACTTTTATAAAGTAAGAGTTCTTATGTTAGAAAAGTTGCATCTCCAGCCATCAGAGCTGGATTTGCTTCCTTACTATGAGTATGAGTATACATTAGAAATGTTTAATGAGATACTTAAAGAACGTAATGATGATGAGAAACAGAATACTCAATCCTATGCGGATAAATATAATACGGACAGCATGTCTAAATCTATGAACAAACAGATGAGTTCTTTCAAAACACCATCTATGCCTAAGATAAGCATGCCTAAGTTCTAAATAAATATACCGAATGGCTGCAGTAACTCTTAAAGATTTAATGGATCCTCTAACTAAAATAGAGAAATCCGCGGAACAGACTAATGCAAAATTAGATGCTCTTATTGAGATGCAAACTGCTGGATCTGGTGGAGGTGGTTTGGAGCAAGCGATAGTAGATCAATTATCAGCTCAAACTACTTTATTACAGCTTATTGAGAAAAACACCCAAGGTGGTACTGGCCTTTCAAGTTTATTTAGTAGATCTAAACCTGATAAGAAAGCTGCTGCCACTGCAGGTGAAACTTTAAACCTTTTAGGTGTTGGTGCTAAGTCTACAGCTACAGGAATGTTATTGTGGATGTTGGTACCTAAAAAGACCATCACTAAATTCACTATGTTTGTTCAAGACTCATTTGAGGCTTTAGCAAATTCGGATCCTAAAAAAGCTAAAGAAGGGATTGAAGTTTTAGATTTAATGGGCGGCGCTATTCTTAAATTTTCTAAAGCACTCGCACTATCTGCACTTTTACTTATTCCTGGTATGCTTGCTATGCCATTCCTATTAGCTTCAATTGTTGTAATGGGTGGAGCAATGGCTTTACTAGGAGCAATGAGTAAAAGAATTAATAAAGGATCCAAGGCTTTAGATAGAATGGGCGATGCCATAAAATCTTTCGGTATAGGGTTAGCATTATTTGCAGTTAGTACTATGTTTATCTTATTAGTTCCTCAGGTACTAATAGGAATGGTTGCTACTCTTTTATTAATTGGTGGTGCCGTTGCTTTAATTGGTGGTAAGAAAATGTCTAAAAGAATTAGAAAGGGATCTCTTGGTCTTCTTATTTTAGGGGTTGCATTAATACCTTTTGCATTAGGTGTATTAGCGTTATCTTTTGCTACGAAAGGGAATAGTATTGGTGATGTCCTTATCCAAGGTGCTACAATATTAGCAATTGGCGCTTCTGCTGCCTTAGTTGGTAAATTTGGATTAAAGAATATTTTAATGGGTGCTTTGGCTCTGGTGGCAAACGGATTAGGTATGATGGTATTTTCTATGGGATATAAAGATTTTGCTGAATCAACCAAAGGAATGACTCTTGGTGATGTTGGTGTTCAGGCATTGGTGCTCGTAGCAGTAGGTGGTATAATGGCATTAGCCGGAATAGCGGTTGCTGCCACTGCAGGTACTGCTCTATTAGGCCCTGCTTTATATGCAGCAGCCGGTTTAGCATTACAAGAATTGGCACCAGGTTTACTTGCAATGAAAAAGGTAGACTATTCTCAAAAAGATGCCGAAGACTTATCATTTACATTAGGTGCTGTTGCAGCTGCATTTTCAGGAGTTGATCCTGAGGCAGGTTTCTTATCCAATATTGGTAATGTATTTAGTAGAGTTGTACAGAGTGGTGCCGGTGTTGCCGCCGCTGCAATGTATGGTGCTGCTGGTTTAGCATTACAAGAATTATCAAAAGGTCTTACTAAATTTAAAGCTATAGACTTTACACAAGAAGATTCAGAAGATCTTGCTGTTGCATTAGGATCTGTTAGTGGAGCATTCGCACAAGCCGGTGGAGAACCTGCTAGCCCTGGTGGTTTATTTGGTGCAGTGTTTGGAAATACCTTTAGCCCTAATGCAACTGAAAGAGGTATTGATTCTGTAATGGATTCTGGTAAAGCACTTTCATCTGTAGTTGATGGTCTTGCTGCATTCTTGGATCTTAGAAAGAAATATAAATTAGATGCAAAAGCCTTTGAAGAGGACGGTTTTTTAAATGTAGCAATTACAGATACATTAGGTTTCTTAAGTAAAGCATTTGCCACAATTGGCGGAATGGAAGTTCAAGATGGATGGGGTCCATTTAGCTGGGATGAGAACTTAGTTGAGAAAGGTATTGATGCAGTTAGAGGATCAGGTAATGCGTTAACTGATATAACTACTGGATTAAAATCATTCCTAGATTTACAAATAGAATATGGATTAACTTCTGAATCATTTGCATCTGACGGTTATTTAGCTACAGCTGTAAAGGATACTTTAGGTTTTGTTAGTAAAGCATTTGCTACAATTGGTGGAATGGAAGTTCAAGATGGATGGGGTCCATTTAGTTGGGATGAGAATTTAGTAGAAAAAGGTGTGGATGCAGTTCAGGGTGCAGGTAAAGAATTAACAAATATTGCAACAGGGTTAAAAACATTCCAAGAGCTAGTGGAAAAAGACATTGACTTCAGTCCTGGTGGTAAACTTGGAAAGGCTGTAAGTAATTCACTATCTTTTGTATCAACCGCATTTAGTGCGATTGGAGGAATGGAAGAGACTGATGGGTGGTTTATATTTTCATGGGATGAAAACACTGTAGAGAAAGGAATTGACGCTGTAAAAGGAGCCGGTTCAGAACTTAGTAATATAGCAAACGGATTAAAGACATTTGCAGATATGTCTGCAACGGTCGACTTCAGTAAAAAAGGTAAACTTGCTACTGGAGTTAAAAATGCATTATCATTTGTAGGTAGCGCCTTTATGAAAATTGGAGGAATGGAAGAGACTGATGGTAATTGGCTTTTCTCATGGGATGAAAACTTAGTTCAAAAAGGTATTGAAAATGTAGATGGTGCTGGTGCTGCATTGACTGATATAGCTGCAGGTTTACAATCATTTGCAGATTTAGAAAACCCTGGAGCAATAGCACAAGGTATTGAATCTATATTTACTTCTATAGGTGATACTTTTGCTAAGTATTATAAAGACACTACGTTCCGAACTGACTTAGATCATATGCAAGGGTTTATAACAGAATTATCTACTTATGCAAAAGATGGTTCATTAGCAAAGGCTGCAACAGATATTCAATCAATCTCTAATGCTGTAAATTCTATTGATTCCATGAAAGCAGAATCTTTTGCAAATCTATTTAAAGGAGCAGGTGATTTATCAAGTAATAGAAGAGCATATGCACAATTAGCTGATGCAGTAGAAGAGATAAGAGATATTTTAGGTAGCCAAGGTTCTAGTATTGGTGATGCCGTTGGTGGAGCTATCAGTAATGCATTCGGTGGTGGCGGAGGAGATGATAAGAAGAAAGGTGGAGACGGTATGAATAAAACTCTTCAAAAAATGAACGCTACTATGGGTAGGCTGCAATCTACTATGGGTCAATTACCTGCATCTATTCAATCAATTAAAATCGTAGTAGAAGATTAATTTCTAAATTTCTTAAAACCTTTTTAAGTTTAAGCTATATAAAATTAACAGAGAGTTAACAGAAATAGTATAGTTTTTATGGAAAAGAATATTGTATGGTTTGACTTGGAAACCACAGGAGTAAATCCAAGTAATGATAGAATTATTGAAATTGCAATGATTAAAACTAATGCCGAAGGAGATGAAATAGATTCTTTTCAGTCTTTAGTAAATCCCGGCCCTGATGCAGTTATGAGACAGGAAGCTCAGGATAAACATGGTATTACACCAGAGCAATTAAAAGATGCACCTCAATTTGATTTAATAGCTAAAGAAGTTTTAGACTTTATTGGTGATAGTGATCTTGGTGGTTATAACGCACTTTACTTTGATGTACCAATGCTCGTAGAGGAATTTATGAGAAGTGGTATTGCATTCTCACATCGCCAAAGAGCTGTGGTAGATCCCTTTTTAATTTATTCAAAATATGAAAGACGAGATTTAAGTACTGCATATAAAAAATATACAGGAAAAGATTTAGAAGGAGCTCATAGAGCCGATGTTGATATTCGTGCAACAATGGAAATATTTCAAAAGCAAAAAGAACTTTATGATATGCCAACTACAGCAAAAGAAATTGATGATGTTGTAAATGAATCAAGAAAGGATCAAGTAGACCTTAGCGGTAAATATAAGTTTGCTGAAATAAACGGAAAGAGAGAAATTGTATTTAACTTCGGTAAAAATAAAGGTAAACCGTTTAAAGAAGTTTATGAAACAGATGCAAGATACATTCAATGGATTATTGATAAAGGTGAATTCTCAAAAGAAGTAAAAATCATATCTAGAAAACTCCTAGAGAAAATGAGAGCAGAAAACCCTGTTTTGTAAATTGTTAATAACTTTTAGAAAAAAGATCTCATTTTATTTTCAATTCCCAATTTTTTTTATTATATTTATAATATAATTAAATAACACGGAATATGTCTAAATATCAAGAACTACTACAAAATCCTCCAAGGCTAACAGTAAAGAAAGATGCAAGAGAGGTAATTATTAAAACGGTAAGTTGTATGTGTGATAACGTACATTACCTTAAGTTTAAGAAAAATTCAGAAGGTGATTTTAAAATGTCAGGTGGTGGATTTGCTTTATCTAACTGGCAAATGAAACATAAACCACATGATATTGAGTGGATCGCTGATGAAGGTAAGTGGAACCAAGTATTTAGAATGATTAATACCGGAACAGAAAAAATTGAATCTTTAAAAAGTAGATAATGGCAATAACAACAAAACCAATGCCTGGATCCGAAATGATCCACGTTGACTTAAGCGGCCCAGATGGTAATGCATTTTCATTAATTGGTCTGGCTCAAAAATTAGCAAAGCAACTTCACTATCAACCTGATGAAAGAGGAGAACTCACAGCAGAAATGATGGGTGGGGATTACGATAACCTGTTAGAAGTTTTCGATAAACACTTCGGAGAATTTGTAACATTACATAAATAATATGAAAGAACCGACACCATACCGTATGATAACGGAAGAAGAACACATTGAAGAAATTCTAACAGAAGCATCGGCCTATGGCTTAAGAGCTGAGGTAAAGCAGTATGCTGAAAAGCTTTTGGATGAATCCCCAGAGATGGATCCAATTGATGCCTATAATCATGGATTCCAAGAGTGGATTAAATAAATTATGGAAAAAGATAACGAAGGCAAAAAACTAAAAGAAGTTAAATTAACTTTACAAGAATGGAATGATGCTCTTCGTGTACCTACACCTGTAAGAAATAAGAAAAAATATAGGAGAAAGAAAAAACATAAAGGTAAAGATGATGAATAGTATATTAGAAAAAATAAGTTGGTGGACTCATAAATGGAATTATAGTTTTGATTTACTCCAGATAGACCTACACAATAACCATGAGTCTTGGGGTTTCAGATTTTTAAATTTTAAGGCTAATTTCTATGATCATTCTCTTTTGGCTTTTTATTTTAGATTACCTAATAAAACAACGGTTAAGAAATTTCACATAGATCATATAGATTTATTTTATTTAAATAGGCCTCTCTATAAAGTTTATGATAAACTAAACGATAGAGAATTATGGATGCCTAAATCTTTTTCAAAATTAGATAAAATTAAATTAGCAATCTTAGATAAAATATTTAATAGATGATAAAAAAAGAATGGCATTGGATGGACACTAAAGTTCCTCTATCTTTTATTAGAGATGAAATGAAATGGGTAGAGCAAGTTATAACTCATGAAGATAATAAAAATTTACATTACCCAGCACTTAAGCAGCTTATAAATAATTTTCATAATAAATGGGTAAGTAATAACAATACAGTAATTATGAATATTTACCGTGAGTATCTTAATTCAGTTTTGAGAAGTGAATTTGGTAGGTAATTAAACCTTTGAGAATTTATCAATATAAAAATAAATCTAAAGAATGGCAGTAAGCATTGAAAAGAAATATCAGAAACTTACAGATACAGAACATGTATTACTTAGACCAGGTATGTACATTGGTTCTGTTAAGCCACACACAGAAGAAGTTTATCTTTTAGATAGAAGAAGTTGGAAATTGGTACCTAAAGAAATTACCTATAACCCAGGATTCTTAAAACTCTTTGATGAGATTGTATCTAACTCAGTTGATGAACATAAAAGAAATCCTAAACTTAATCAAGTAAAAGTTAATATTGATATTAATACAAATAAAATATCAATT